AAGTGCTGATTGTTCTTTTTTAAGGCTTTCAAGTGAGCCACTTTTTGCCATATTCACAGCAAATTGATATGCCTTTTCATTAACCTCATTTAGTTTGTTCTGCCACTTTTCAATTTCTTTTGGATCTTTCAAATCATTTATAATTTGCTGAATGATATTTTTTGTTTCAGCTAAACCAGAAAGGGTGCTATCATCAATAAGGGAAAGTTTTGCAACCCTTGCGGCAAATATTGTGTTTTTAAGTTCTTCTTGTTTTTGGGCGTAATCTGCACTGTTTTTATCAAGTGCTTTCAAATCTTTTTGTGCCTCTTGTATAATGGCATCACATCCCTCTATTGTTGAAAGAACTTTTTTAATTTCATCTTTTGTTTTGTTTGTTTCTTTCTTTACCGCTTCATGTCCTTTTTTTGCAGCCTTTGTTGCACTCTTTTCAACCTCATCTGGTAAGGCATTAAAGTTATTTGTAAGCAATCCTTTAAAGTCAATTTCATTTATATCTGAAAAGGTCTTTTTGAATCCTTCACCAATTTTACTTAATGCTTTAAATGCTCCGCCATTGCTGATAATTTCAATAAGTTTTTGCAAATCGCCACCAGTACTTGCAATATTGCCATAAGCCATACCTTCACTGATATACCTAAAACCGGCACTTTTCATTATCTCATCTGCCTGGTGTGCAGAATATCCGGCTGCTTCCACAACTTTGCGCATATCTCTCCAATTCACTTCCTGTTTTGCTTGTAATCTTGCATACATTGTTGAAAGTTGTGCGAGAGTTGAACCCAATAAAGCTGCTTGTGCTGCTTCTGCTGCCATTGCGCTTGCCCTTGCAATTGCTGCACGTTGATATGCTTGTGTATTATTGGCAAATAATCTATGGACATCATCAACGGTTTTAACGGTAACACCTAATTTCCTTTGGACTGTTGTATTGTTAATGAGTTTTTTGCTGAACTCATTTAATTTTGTACCAGAATCGTCATAAGTCTTTTTCAGTCTGTTAAATAAATTGATGCTTTCCGCACACTTCTGCATTTCTGAATCGGCTGCTTGATTAAAGGCATCAACGGCTGCATTAAGTGCAATTTGACTATCAGTTGAATCGTCCATTGTACTTATCCAAATAACAATTCCTGCTACCAGTGCTGCTATTGCTGCTGCTGCCAAAACATAAGGATTTGCCAAAACTGCCGCATTATTTGCCAACTGTGCGGTTGTCGCTGCTGTTGTTGCTGCCGTGTTAGCGGTTGTTGCTGCTGCTTGGGCTGTCTTACCTGCTGCGTTTGCACCAGTTGCAGCTGTATTGGCGGCTGTTGCTGTTGTATTGGCCGTTTCTGCAACTGTGTTTGCTGTTTGTGCTGCCGCATTTGTACCCAAACCAATTGCCTTTAATTTAAGCATTAAGGCACTATCTTTATTCAAGGTGTTTGCGATTGCTTGAACACCGTTCAGTAATGCCATTGCGCTTTGAACTTTTAATATTGCTTGCTCCACATTTTCATTCTCAACTCCAAACAAATTCATTGCACCAGTTGCCAAACTAATACCGCCACTAATACCTTGGAAAGCACTTGCAAGGGCATCCAAATTAGCGGTATCAGAAGAATATTTTGAAATGGCATGTTGTGCATCACTCATTGCGTCTTTAACTTGACCTGCATATTGGGCAATTTCAGTGAATTGGGATGTATTAGATAAACCGTCCATATTCATTTGTGCCATTATTGCCTGCAAATCTCTCATTTGTCTTTTTAGTGGTGCACTTGAAGATTGTATTTTTTCAAATTTTGCTTGTATCTTATCCAATTGCGTTGCAGATTGACCAGTGGCATTAAGTTCATCTTTCACATTTTTAATGGTTGAACTTAAATTATCCTGTCCCTGCAATTTAACAATATAGTCTTGAGCTTGAGCCATTATTTCCTTTTTTCAATTTTCTTATTCTTACTATATAAATAGTTTTGCGCCCTTGCTTTTAAGCGTTCTATTTCAGATTTTGTGATTGGTTTGTTATCCTCATTTTCTTCATCCTCTTCCCACGTAAACGGCACAATATCTTGAAGTTTTAATTTTTTCTTTGAGTGTGTTTGTGCTATCATAAATGCAATGAGTCTTGCTTGCTCCCAGTTGTCAATTATTGAATAATATTGGTACTTCATAAGTGCATTTATCTCATACCATTCTATTTTATCCAAAACATAGTCTGGTGACAAACCCATTTGTAACGTCAAAATAGCATAAAGTTCACTGACACTTACTTTTTTTTTGACCCCTTTTTGGTCTTTTCCTCATTTGTGAAAAGATTGTCTTTCTTTTGCTGTTCCTCTATAATATCTGTCATTCTTTTAAATAACATTGGGTCTTCATCCATTGCATTGATATAGTCATCCCAACTCAAAATATTATCAGGATTGTTTGCCAAAATCATTGAGTAAAAGAAAAGATAATTATCCAACATATTTTCAATTTTGAATGATTTGCCAGTGATTTGCTCCCATATGAACAAACTTCTTATTGTATATTTAAGTTTGTAATTCTTACCGTTGATTTCAATTTCTTTCATAGTTTCTTCTTATAATTCTTTATTGTCTATATATAAATAGTTTGTTCTTTTAATAAAGTCAATAAAAATGGGATAACCTTAATATGATTATCCCATTTAATTTATCCATCTAACCTTCCATTTCTTCATCAATATTATTTGTTGAATAATTAGGGTTTGGGGTTGTTAGGCTGTTTTTTTTACCAGTGCTCCTACACCTTGGAATTGTGCGGTATAACTTGCATATTCTCCGTTTGGTGCATTAAGACTTAAAGAAGTAATTACAACCTTACCCTCATAACTTGGTTTCTTTGAAGTCCAACCGCCTTCTGGTACATCTGTTGCATTTTCAGATTTCTTTGCAAATACCGCATCAATTGGAGTCTTTGCAACCATAAGGTCAAATAAATCTTCAAAGTTATCACCTTCACCTTCCTCGGAATAAAGATTTTCACTTGAAGCAGTCCAACTTAAAATTGAAACTTCCTGTGAAGCCCAATCGCCACCGCCTTCATCTTTATTGGAAGTGTCAGCGGTTTCACCAGTTATTTCCAAACTGTGAGTTGTTGCATATGCAATAGACTTTCCGCCTAAAAAAAGCATCAAATCTCCACCTTTAATTTTGCTCATTTTTGTATATAAATTTATAAATTTATTGTCAGTTATTTTATATAAATATCAATGTTGATATGTTGAAGAAATGTATCATCAATAAAATCTTCATACATATTGTTTATTTGTATATCATCAATTATTTCTGTTTCTTTATGTAATAAGGCACTTGCAACGCTATCCGCAATAACAACGCTTTCTTCATATTTGGTTGCAGCAATAACAATTTCAACCCCCACAATTTCATCTTCCAAATCTTTATTGGTTGTTGGTCTGTAGTAGTTTCTTCTATAAACCAAAAATGGAAAAGTTGTGTTGGCATTTGCAATAAGGGGAAATATTTTATTTGATATTCCCGTTACATTTGCTTCTGTCAAAATTCTGTTTAACTCTTTACCTATTGCAAAGTTTTTCATTTGTTCAACTTGCTTAATGCGTTATTTATGGATTGCGTTATTGCATCATTTATTGCCGTTTCATTTTGTCTTGCTTTTCTGAAAAAATAAAGTGGTTTGATTGAACCAGTGTTGTGTCCTTTTCCCTCTCTTTTTAGTCTGTGTGAATTTATGTAGCCAACTATTTTTCTGCCTTTTGTGGTTCTTTCTCTTGTACCCTTTTCAAAGAACTTCATCCTAAAATCATTCAGAATTGAAACGCTTGCTTCAATGTAGGCTTTATCTCCTTTGACACTTACACCTTCCTCAAATGGCTTTCTGATATATTTTGAATAATGAGTTGCACTATCTCCCATTGACTGCCTAAACAGTTTTTTTGTGTTCTGTTGAAGTGCCTTTGCACCCTCTTTAACTGCGTCAAAAAGAACCTTCCTTTTAAACTCATCATCTGAAAGAGTGTCTAACAATTCATCAACTTGTTTGGAATCTATTGTAACAATATTATTCATTTATCAATTCAGTATTAACTACCATGTCATTATATTCTCGACGGTGTTCAACCGTCAATATTCTGTATCTTTTGCCCTGCCATTCTATTTGATAGGTTTCTATTAAAGGTACATAAGAACGGACATTGAAAGTTTTGTTATAACTGAAAACCAATTCATTATTTTCATTCAGTCTATTGCCAGTGTTATATTCAACTTTTGCCCTTGTGGTGTAGTAATAGACAAATTCAAATTCACGTTCACCATATTCATTGATGGTTTCTTGTGGTTTGTAAATCTTTATCACCTCATTTAATCTGCCTGCAATCATTTTTAACCCTCCTTTTTATAACGTTGAAGTTCCTTTGTGTGAACCGTCATAGTTCTTATAAAGTGCAATTATATAATCATAGGCATGGGGCAATTCAGTGGTTGAAACAAAAGCCACACTTTCACGGCTTGCATAATATGTGCCTATCAACAGTAACATTGCATGTGCTAATGGACTTGGTATGTTTCCATCCTCATCTTCCAATTCTGCCAGTTCTCTGTCAATATGCTTTTGAACTATATTTTCAGTAACTTTGGCAAGGTCAACCAAATATTCATCATCATCATGGAAGTCTTCATTTATATTAAGTTGCTTTTTGATTTGATAAAGTTGTAAGTACATTTGTTATTTGTTACTGTCTTTATTTTTTTAAAATGGGTGGGGTTACTGTTATTCACCCCTACCCTAAAAGTGATATGAAGTTATAAATTTGTTGACTAACTATTAAGCCAATGAACCAGTTGCAAAAGCTTCTGGACGTAATACAACGGCATCAACGTACATATTGACAACAATTCTGATTTGTCCATCACCTGCCTTTGTATATGGGTCAACAGTAAGGTCTACACCGCCCCAGCTACCAATTGCAAGGTTGGAGAAGTCACCATAAACATATTTCTTCTCGCTTACATTTGAAGTATTAAGTGCTTCTGTACCGTCAATTTCACCATTTTCAAATACAAGCTGAGTTGACTTGCTTGATTTTGCCATTGCTCTTAAAGCTGCCTTTGCCTTGTTAGAAAGGATATATTTGCAGTCACCAATAACATTTGCATCCTCAACTTCTGCTTCTTTTGCGCAAATGTCTGCAAAGCTTGTAATTGCGGTAGGTTCAATTTCACTGAAAATACCTGCTGGTATTGTTGCAGTACCTGCTGCATCACCTAAAACAGTTTCCTCCAATTTGGCATTGATAGCGTTAACGAGGTCTGTTCTGATAGCGTTCTCTACACCGATAGAATCCTGTGCAATCATTTGTTTGGAAATATCAACGTATGCTGTAAGACGTTTTGGACTCAAAGTCTTGTGGCTGAAAGTACCTGCACCGTCTTTTGCGGAAGCAACTTCACCTTCCCAGGTAACGTTTGATTTTGTCATAATAGGTACCTGCACATTACCAACGAGATTACCCATAAATCTTGCACCTGCGTTAACTAAAACGTTCTTTGCACGGAGTGGGGTTAAAATGTCAAAAAGTTCTGTTGCAACTACATCTTCACCTTCTGCGGCTACTGTAACGGTTGCTCTTTCCTCAGTTGGTAACTGTATTTGACCTTGTGCGTTAACACCTGCTTTTCTTGCTTCTTCCTGACCTGCGTTGATAACTGCAAGTGTAACGTCATCCAAAGGCTGATTATTGGCAATGCTTCTGATTGCCTTAACTAATGAAAAATTTTTCTTGCTCATTTTTGAAGTAATAATATTATTATTTCTTTTATTTTCTTCTTTGTCATCCTCTTTTTCAGTGGATGTTTCATTTTCTTCTTCATCATCTTCAACAGATAATTTATCGAGTCTTTCTTGAAGTGCTTTTAACTCTTCATCCTTTTCTTTCATCTGTTTCTTAATATCTTCAATCTCTTCTGTTTCCTCATCTGTCAAATCACGCATCTCAACTTTAACGGTATCAATTATTTCTTGTGCCCGTTTCTTTAACTGCGCTTTTTGGTCTTTGATTTGTAAACTATTAACTTTTTTCATAATGTCTAATTAGTAATTTGTATTTTATATATAAATAGTTTCTTTTAAAGAAAAAATCAATTATAATGCGTCAATTTCCTTCTGAATTGCATCAATTTTTTCTTTTAAATTTTGAAGTTCATCAACTTTTCTTCTGGTTGAACTTGTTGCAGAATAAGCGGGTTGAAAAACTGGTGAAACATCAAACAGTCTGTCAATTTTTGTAATGCGTCTGTGAAGTTTGCTATTAGCATCCCTTGACCAGATATCACCGTCACTTGCAACGGTAAAAGCAAATGAAGAACTTGTAATTTCTCCCCTATCCAAATAGCTTAAAAGTTCATCACCTAATTGGGTTTTTGGTGCTTCAAAACGATAATGCAAACCATCCTCAGCAATCCACAAATCAAGTGAACCCTTGCCATTGTTACAACGTGCCAGAACTCCCCTTGACTCATCATGGTTAAGATAGCAAAATACATCACTTCTCGCAATGGTATCTTCATCGATTGCTTCTGGTGCAATCTGCTCTATAAAACCCAAATCATTAGAATCTGAGTTAAAGACAATTGCAATGCCTTCAACCATTCTTGACTCTTTGTCTGAACGGTTGATTTTAAGTGCAATATTTCTGATTTCCTTCTCCATTATATATTTTAATTTTGGACTTCTTTATTATAAATATCTTCAACCTCTTCAAAATCTTCAATAACTTCTAATTTTGGCTCTGGTAGTTTCTTTCCGTTGATATAATATGTATAACCCAAATAAATTTCATTACCAAAAATGAAGCCGTCTGAAATTCTTTTAAATACTTTACCTTCATCTGCTATCCAGTGGGCTTTGTTGTTTTTATCTTGTGTCATGGTATCTTATATTGTTTTGTTTTTTATTATTCTGTTGGTATTGGTTGAATTCTGTCTGCATAACTTGACCAGTTTGTTGCTGCCTTATATGCCTCAAGACTTTCTGCAGGACAATAGATGACAAGATTTGCGCTGGTATTGTCAAATGCTTGTTTACCCAATGTTGGTGGTATTGTTGCTTGTATTGTTACACTTGTAAGACTTGAACAACTAGTGAATGCAGCAATACCAATACTTGTTACACTGTCAGGAATTGTTATGCTTGTAAGACTTGAACAATAAGTGAATACACCACCACCAATAGTAGTTGTCCCATTTGGAATATTGAATATTGTAATATCTTTTTCAATAAGGTCAATCAAATCTTCATTATTTTTCATTTCATATTTCTTCATTTCTCCATCAATGTTGTTGGTTTGGAAATGGCTTGAACTATTCTCCTTAACATAATAAGTTACGCCAGATGTTAGGTTTGTACCATTATTAGTAAACTGGTTATATTGTTCTAATGTGTCAAATATCTGATACATAATTTTTATATATTTTTACTGAATTATTTTATTACATATTTGTTAATTGCTTTATCCGCATAAAGATGAATATATCCTTTTTATTCTTCAACATATTCTGATAATGGTTTTATATCGGTAGCATATTGCGACCAATTTGTTGCTGCTTTATATGTTTCAACACTTTCATCTGGTACATATATTTTTCTTCCATTTGCATTTTTGTCAAATGCTTGTTCACCTAATGTTGGAGGTGTTATTGCTTCAACAATTACATTTTTAAGAGATGTACAGCCATTGAATGCATAAAGACCTATGTTAGTAACACTGTTTGGAATAGTTATGCTTGTAAGACCTGAACATTTAAAGAATGCAGACCTACTAATGTTAGTAACACTGTTTGGAATAGTTATGCTTGTAAGACCTGTATGAGTATTGAATGCAACAATACCAATACTTGTAACACCGTCCGGAATGACAGTATTCTTACAACCTAATATCAACTCATTTGTTGACGTATTAATTATTGCATTACAGTTATCCCTTGAGTCATAGACAGTGTTGTCACCGTCAACAACTATGCTTGTCAGATTTGTACAACCACTGAATAAATTATTACCAATACTTGTAACACCGCTACCAATGGTTGCACTTGTAAGTCCTGTACAAGAAGCAAATGCTATATCGCCAATGCTTGTAACACTGTTAGGGATAGTTATGCTTGTAAGACTTGTACATTGATTGAATGCACCTTCACCAATGTTAGTAACACTGTTAGGGATAGTTATGTTTGTAAGACCTGTACATAGAAGGAATGTATTATTACCAATGCTTGTTAATCCATTACCTAAAATAACATTTTTAAGGTTAGAACACTGTTGAAAAGCGTTAATTCCTATTGTTTTTAAATTATCACTAAAAACAATATCTGTAAGACTTGTACACTCTCCAAAAGATAAACGTTCAACTTTTGTAACACCTTGTGGAATGTTTATTTCTGTAAGGTTAGAGCATTTATGAAACCATCCTTCTCCAATATGTGTTATTCCATTACCTAAATCAACATTTTTAAGAGATGTACATTGACTAAACATACCTACCCCCATTTCTGTTACACTGTCAGGAATAGTTACACTTGTAAGACTTGTACAATAACCGAATGCATTTCTATCAATTCTTGTTACACCGCTACCAATAGTTACACTTGTAATACCTGTACACTTTTGGAATGCACTACTACCAATACTTGTAACACCGTCTGGAATGGTTACACTTGTAAGACCTGAGCATTCCCTGAAAGCATTACTACCAATGGTTGTTACACCGTTACCAATTGTTACACTTCTAAGAACTGAACATTGATAGAATGCAGTTTGTTCAATAGTTGTAACACTATTAGGAATAGTTACACTTGTCAGACCTGAACAACCTCTGAAAGCACTGTTACTAATTTTTGTTGTTCCGCTTGGAATTGTTATGCTTGTAATATCTCTTTCAATAAAGTCAATCAAATCTTCATTATCCATCATATTATAAACTTTTTCTTCACCGTCAATGTTGTTGGTTTGGAAATGGCTTGAATTATCCTCCTTTATATAATAAGTAACACCACTTGTTAGGTTTGTACCATTATCTGTGAACTGGTTATATTCTGCTAATGTTTCAAATATCTTATACATATTTTATATATTTGTATGATTTATTTTAATATTTACCACCATTTATTTTTTTCAATATTTCTTGTAACTCTGCCTTTGTAACGAAGGTTGAATTGGCGGTTTGTTTGTCATAAACGTCTTCAATATTTGCTTTTGTGTCAATGTTTGACTGAAGTTGTGTGTCTGCGTTTTGTCTTGCTGTTGTTTCATTTTCTAATTCTGTTTTTGATGCCTTGTTGCTATTCAAATCATTAAGGGCCGTGGAAATAACAAATTCTTTGTCATCCAAATCATTATTTAAATTTGAAAGTAAAGTATCATGTTCACCGTCCTTATTGGTTGAACGTGTTATTTCCGCATCAACTTTATCTGTTAATTCTGCAATTATTTCTGAGATTGACTTGTCCGTTTCTGGGTCAACCTTGAAGTTTGAACAAATATAATAATTGGTTGTTTTGGATATGGTGTTATTATATTCACCATCATCATAATCAGAGTCATCCTTTATGTTATTAAGCACGTAATTCAAAACACCATCACCAATTGTTTGTAATTCCGACCAATTCAGTTTGATATATTTTTCATCATCAACGGTATAAACATTTTCATTTGTCTTTCTAATTAAAAATTCCTTCTTGGAGGTGAAAAATTTAATGATAAATTTGTCAGTTATCCCACTTATTGTTTTAAGGTTGATTTGTATGTCAGAGTTATTGTATATTCTTTTCATTCCTCTTTGGTGTTATCCTCTTTATTGTCATTTACGGTGTTTTGCTTTGCGTCTGAATATGCTATTGTAATTTTATCTCCACCCTCGACACCGTTATAACCTAATTCTTTCCTAATCTCATTTCTTGAGAGGATACCAGAATCAACCATTGACTTATAATAATTTGCTTGCGCTTGTTTGTCAATTCTCATTAAGTCATTTGTTTCTAGAATTATAGTTAAATTGTTCTCAGACGGTTTTAATAACTTTCTGTTACACTCAGACTCAATCATTGCTATATATGGTTGAAGTGTGTGTACGAGAAAAGCATTTTGTAACATTTCTAATGAAGAATAAGTTGCACCACTTTCACCTCCCAGTAACAAAGGATTTATATTAAAGAACCTTGCAATATCTGCTACATTGAATTGTCTTGAACTTAATAACTGACTATCCTCTGGCGATAACTGCAACTGTGTGTAGTCCATATTGGCATTGATAATTGCAAGTCCGCCACCATTACCAGAATATGCTTGTTGCCAGCTGCTTCTTATTTCATCTTTTTGCTTTTGTGAGATTGGGGTATTAACCTTTAAGAGTCCGTTAACGTTCATCCCATTTTCAAAGAAATTTTTTGCAGCATTTTCACTTGCATTTGTTATTCCCAAAGTCCTACTGGCATAACTCAAAACAGAAAGTCCATTTATACCATCATATGAGTGGAGAATAAAATGTAACATATTGATTGGCTCAATGTGTTTCTTGCTGATTACTGGTGCATCATACCAAAGTAAATCCTTATGCTTGTTGTAATAAATTTGAACGTCTGAGGACTCCAAAAATCTTAGTCCTAACACAGTGCCATCCTTTGCTCTTTGAATATAACAAAAGGCATTTCCTTTAAGAATAACACTTTGAACAATCATCTTAATCAGTGTAAACCTCGACAATAAATTATCATTGTCATAGTCAGAAAAAACCAAATTCAAAGGATGGCTTTCTAACTCATTGTTACCAGTGTCAGTTTTTGTTAACACTTTGATTGGTAACATTGCGATTGTGTTTGCAATCAAATTAGTTGCAGCAAAAACGGCTGAAATATTCATACTTGAATATCTGTTTACCATTGTCCCAAAGGTTAAAGCATCTGAATAGCTTACATACTGCAATCCCTCATTTCTCTTTTCTTGTTCTAATCCAAAAAATCTTGCGATTTTACCCATTTTTCTTGTTTAAAATTCATTTATTATAAATAGTTTTATTCATTTCCAAAATTTAAAGAAGTTACAGAATTGTCCCAGTGCTGTGTTGTTAAATATCCACCTAATGCCATAATCATTGCCATCACACCGTCAATCTTGTTATTGTAGCTTTCTTTGGTTGGCCGTTCATTGTCATTGTAATCACGTTTTATAACAACATTCTGAAAGCAAAATCTGTCAATTGGGTTGTCATAAATAACAACCTTTCCAGACATAATCAAACGTGCAAGTTCCTTTGTTGGTCTGTTCAGACTTGCAATTGATTGCGAAAATGGCACCAGTGGCAAACCGTTTTCCGTTGCTGATATGGCAAATTGTGTGGCATTCCAACTGTCATAAGTTAACTGAACAATTTGTATTTCCTCATTTAATTTCATCAACTCATTTAATGCTGCATCATAATCACATACATTGCCAGGAGTTACGATTAAATTTCCTTGCTGTTGCCAAAGTCTATATAACTCCCTATTTGGATTTGTATTTAAACACTCAGACGGTAAGAAATAGTAATTTCTGAAATAGTATTTCTCTCCATATGGTATCATACAACTAATGCAAGTTAAGTCAGAAGTTGCACCCAAATCAACCCCCAAATATGCAAAAGGCTCTTCAAAATCGGAATAGTTGAATTTGTCTTGTGCCTTCATTATGTAGTTAGAACTTATCCATTCCTCACTGCTGCTTAACCATATGTTTTGTAATTTTGTCAAATATGAAGTTAATAATGTTGGATTGTTCTTTGCTTGTTGGGCTTGCTGCCTTAAATAGTCTTTTTTCACCGTTATACCCAAATTTGGACTTGACTTTTGCCAGACATCTTCATTGTCATAATCATCTTCTTTATCAAGCGTATAAATAATAGCAAATTGGGAATCATCTTGTTTTTTATTATAGAGTATTTCAACCATACTTGAACGCATTTCATAGCAAAAGGATGAAAGATTAAAGCCCGCTGTTGTTATACATATTCCAAGGGGTTGTTCACGCATACCTTGTGAACTTTCCAAAACATTAAAAACTGAGCCATCAGGAAACTCATGTAATTCATCACAAACAAAAGCACTTGCATTATAACCGTCCAACTTGCTTGCATCAGCTGCTACAATATGAAGTGAACTTGTTGTTGCGTCAAACTTGATTGTGTCCCTATATCTCTTAAAGAATTTACCGTTAACGTCCAAAGGCTTTAAAAAGTTTGAACACATATCAAAGCAAATCTTTGCTTGCTTTGCGCTTGTTGCGCTCAGTATAACTTGTGCATTGTTCTCACCGTCTGCAATTAAATGATACAGACACATTGCAGCAACCAGTGCTGTTTTTCCATTCTTTCTTGCAACTTCAATATATGCGTTTCTGACTAATCTTGTACCATCCTTTTTGTAAAAGCCATAAATTGAATAAATAATGAATTTCTGCCATTCTTGCAGAATAAAAGGTTTGCCGTTATGACTGCCAGTAAAATGTTTTAATTTTGTAATAAAATTTATTACTTTATCAGCTTTTTCT